ATTTATTTTACATTTAGCACTTGTATATGCTAGCAAAGACTATTACATGTTATATATCAACAGGGAGAAATATAATGGGTTACGTTAATATAAAAGGTTCTGAGGTTTCATCAAAGTTTAAATTTGAGAGAGTATTAGATGGTGCATCTGGAGAGTGGGATGAAGGTACGCCAGCTTGGGATATAAAGTATACTTGGAATGGTTATGATTACGAGAGTGTCGGAGTTGTGACTGCATTTTTAGGTGATGGAGTGAAAGCCACAATAGAAGGTTATAAAACAATATCAGGAAGAGATCCTTTTACAGTTTTTGAAGAGGCAGTAAAAGAAGCTAAAGATTTTGATATAGAAGACTTTAGAAGATAATAAATTGGGGAGCTTAGTCTCCCCATCAAATCAGGGAGAAATAAAATGACTATAGAATTTGACGAAGGTGAAAGAGCTTGGGCTAGAAATAATGATCAGGCAGAGAGAGATTCTGATATAGCTTATCAGCAAGAGCAAGACGAAGATAAGAAGTTCTTTGTTGAGTGGGTTGAGGGATACAGTAACGCTCCAAGTAAATTATTATCACTGCACGACATCAAGACAAATGATGAGTTTGACGGAAATCTATTGCGTGATAGTAATGTACTTGATGACCTTGAGTTCTCACAGAAGGAAGTTGTGACTTACAGTGATCCATCTGGTCAAGGATTGTGTCTCATCCTTTGTATAAAATTAATTCTATAGGAGTTTAATTATGGATACACACGCACAGACTTCGGCATCTGAGAGAGGCTCTGTAGATGCCTACTACGGAAGGAGACCAGAGCCACATTACTATGTTGGTTACGCATACCAGTCAAATAGAGTGGAGCGAGATCAAATGACAAAAGGTCAAATCGAGGCATACCTGACTGCCTACAATAGTCAGGATGATGAAAAGGATTGGTAAGAATTTCCCTGAGAGAAAGAGCCTCACTTCGGTGGGGCTTTTTTTTTGCGTAAATATGTGTATATTAAAAAAAGAACAGCTTACCACTGAAAAAGAGGTTAAACATGGCAGAAGCTAAAAATTTAGTCGGAAGACCAAAATTCGAGATCACTGAGGAAATTCTAAAGAAGACGGAAAGCCTTATGGCAAAGGGTTTAACGAAGGAGCAGTGTGCAGGAATGCTAGGTGTTTCAGTGTCAACCTTTATGCTTTATCAGGCAGAAAATTCGGAATTTTCGGAAGCTATAAAAAGAGGGCAGTCTATTGGGATCGATCAGGTGACCAACGCCCTGTATGAAAAGGCCACGGTGGACAAGGATAATACTGCCATTATTTTCTATTTGAAAAACAGAGCAGGGTGGGTTGATAAGCAGGAGGTGCAGTCAACTGTAGAGCAGAGGCACGTCATAGATTTAACTGGGATTCCAAATGAACAACTTCAACAACTTGAACAGGTATTTGAACAGTCTAACCCTAGAACAAGTGAGAGCGGAGAAGTACCGCAGATCATTGAGGGAGTTTACGAAGGCTAGTTGGCCTAGCATTGAGCCAGCTCAACCTTTTGTAAACAATTGGCATATTGACGCAATATCTGACCACCTCCAGGCAGTTGTCGAGGGTGACATCAAGAAATTAATCATAAATGTACCGCCAAGACACATGAAGTCGATCTCAGTTGCCGTGGCACTGCCAGCTTGGACTTGGGCAAGGCAACCAGACAAGAAATTCCTTTACGCATCCTACGCAAGCTCCCTGTCGATCAGGGATAGCGTTAAATGTCGTCGGTTGCTCGACAGCCAGTGGTATCAGGCTCACTTTGGACATGTGTTTGACCTAACGTCAGATCAGAACCAAAAGCAGAGATTTGAGAACGATAAGAGCGGAGCTAGGATTGCCACGTCGGTTGACGGTGCGTTAACTGGTGAGGGTGGCGATATAATTATTATTGATGATCCACACAACGTCAGGGAAAGTGAATCTTCGCTTGTCAGGCAAGGTGTACTGGACTGGTGGGATCAGGCCATGCAAACTAGACTGAACGACCCCAAGACTGGTGCATTTATTATAATTATGCAGAGAGTACATGAAAATGACTTGACAGGCCATATTTTGGCAAATGAGATGGGAGATGAGTGGGATCACCTCATGTTGCCAGCTCGATACGAGATAGGTCACCCAACGCCAAGCAAATCATCTCTAGGCTTTACAGATCCCAGAACTTCCGAGGGTGAGTTGCTCTGGCCTGAACGTGTCGATGAAAAGACGTTGGGTAACTTGGAGAGGTCACTTGGAAGCTACGCAAGTGCTGGTCAGCTCCAGCAGAGACCTGCACCCAAGGGTGGCGGTATTTTAAAGGCTGAGTGGTGGGTTCCCTGGGAGAAACAAGACTTGCCAGACATTGAGTACGTTATTCAGTCTTGGGATACAGCGTTCAGCACAAAAGAATCCGCTGACTACTCAGCTCGAACAACTTGGGGTGTATTTAAGCACAAGGGATTGATGAGCGTGATTGTCTTGGAGATGTGGTACGATAGGGTCAGCTATCCTGACCTAAGACGAATTGCACAGGATGCTTACGAAGATTGGGAGCCTGACGCAGTGCTGATCGAGAAGAAGGCATCAGGTCAATCTCTACTGCAAGATTTGCGTATGGCTGGCATTCCAGTGCTTGAGTATTCCCCAGATCGAGACAAGCAAGCTAGGGCGCACGCAAGTTCCGCACTGCTAGAAGACGGAAGAATTTTCTTTCCTTCAGATAGAAAGTGGGCTAAGGATTTAATAGATATATGTTCGGCCTTCCCAGCAGGTGGCAATGACGACATTGTTGACACATGCACTCAGGCTTGGTTAAGGTTGAGAAAAGGTTGGTTTGTGACGCATTCTGACGATGAAGAATACGACGAGTACCCTGAGCAAAGAAGGATGACAATGTATGGCTAGGTCACCAACAGTTCCTACAGAATTAGCACCATTCGCTGAGGGAACGCCCCTCGATGATTTACAAGTTGAAGAGATTGATAACGACGAAGTTCTTATTGGAGATCCAGAAATGGATGTTATGCAAAATGAGGACAGTGATTTTGATTCAAACCTTGCGGAAGTTATTGACGATAATGAGCTGGCTCGAAAAGGCCAGACACTTATTTCATATTACGAGAATGACAGAGAGTCTCGATCCGAGTGGGAAGATCGATACAAGAAAGGTTTAAAGACATTAGATCCTGATGGTGGACTTGACGAGTCTGAAGACGAGCGTGCGACACGCGGTCTATCCACAGTTGTCCACCCAATGATAGCTGAAGCTGCAACTCAGTTTAACGCAAAGGCAATCGCAGAGCTATACCCAAGTGGCGGTCCTGTTAAGACTGTCATTATTGGTGATCCCAATGAGGAGCTTGAGGAACAGGCTCGACGTGTTCGGGAATTTATGAATTACCAGATTACGCAGGAAATGCCAGAATACTTTCCTGACTTAGATCAGATGCTATTTCAATTGCCACTGGTTGGTCAGACTTTCAAGAAAGTTTGGTGGGATGCAAATATGGACAGGCAATGTTCCCAGTTTGTAAAAGCAGAAGACTTTGTTGTCGCCCCAGAGAGTAAGGATTTATATACCTCACCTCGATACACGCAAGTTATCCGAATGCCGAAGAACGACTACAATCGGTACGTTCAATCTGGCTACTACTTACCTGCTGAGTATCAGGGAGGCGATCCAGATCCATCAGGTGATGTAATTGGTGAGATCGAGGGTGTAGATCAGTTTGGCGATGACGCACAAGATAAAATGATGACGTTGCTTGAGATGCACGTCTACGATACTTTTAATGGGATCAATGACACTGACGAGGATGAAGATGAGGATACAGTCGTCGGGTTGCCCTACGTTGTCACGATTGACTATGACAGCGATACCATTGTCAGCATAAGACGTAACTGGCGTGAGGAGGATGAGCGCAAACTTCGACGTGACTGGTTTGTGTCTTACAAGTTCCTACCTGGCCTTGGCTTTTATGGATTTGGCTTATTTCACTTAATCGGTGGACTTGGCAAGGCGGCTACTGGATCACTTCGTGCATTGCTAGATTCAGCAGCGTTCTCAAACATGCAAGGTGGATTTAAGTTAAGAGGCCGTGTGAATGGCGGTGAACTGGAGGTTAACCCAGGTGAGTTTGTTGATTTAGATTCGACAGTTGACGACGTGAACAAGGCGATTATGCCACTGCCATTTAAGGAGCCAAGCCAGTCACTGTTTAACTTGCTTGGATTTATAGTTCAGGCTGGACAGCGATTTGCCAGCACAGCGGATTTAAATGTTGGGGATGTAAACCCTAATGCACCTGTGGGTTCGACAGTAGCACTTATTGAGCAAGGCTCTAAGGCTTTCTCCGCAATCCATAAGAGACTGCATTACGCGCAGGGGCAGGAGTTCAAACTGCTCGCTGATCTCAATGCCGAGAACCTGCCCGAGTCGTTTGCATTTGCGTTATCAGGCAGTAGCGAAGAAGTTTTTGCAGCAGACTTCAACGATCGTATCGATGTTATTCCTGTAAGCGACCCCAACATCTTTTCCACGTCACAGCGTATTGCACAGGCTCAGGCTATTTTGGAAATGGCGAAGGCCGCTCCACAGCTCCACGACATGTACGCATCGTTCAAGAGAATGTACGAGGCGATACGAATACCAAATATTGATGAGATACTAAAGAAACCTGAAGAGGCTGTTATGCTTGACCCGATTGACGAGAATATGAGCGTCATGTACGGCAAGCCAATTCGAGCCTTTGTTGAGCAAGACCACGACTCGCACATTGCCGTTCACATGCAATTCATGCAAGATCCGACGTTGGCTGGCAATCCAGCGGCTCAACAGACAATGGGGCCAATACTGCTTGCACATATTGCAGAGCATATTGCGTTACTTTACAGAATCCGCATGGAGGAAAGTGTGGGTGTTCAGTTGCCAGTATTGCCAGACTTTAGAAACCCAGAGTTTAAATTTGAGGATATTAATCCTGAGATGGATCGATTGATTAGCCAGAGAGCGGCTCAAGTTGTACAGGAAGCACCGCAGATGCAACCAATTCCTGCAATTCAACAGGCAATGCAACAGCAACAGGGTCAGCAAGGCAATCCGCTACAGTACGCACAGCAACTCGCACAACTTGAGACTGAGGCACTGAAGGCAAGGACACAGTCACAAATCGAGGCAGATCAGGCGAAGGCTCAGTCTTCAATCCAGATCAAACAGGCTGAGGCACAGCAGGATATGCAAATCGAGCAGATGAAGGCACAGCAGGACTTACAGGCTAAAATACAGAAGCTGGAGGCCGATTTACAGCTTGAACGTGAGAAGAACGCCTCTAAGATACAATTAGAGCGTGAGAAGAACCAAGCGGAGATCCAGATGGAGGCTGTTAAGAATGTCACCGAATGATATTTTAGAATCCATCAGGCCGATTAATCCATCTGCATTTGGCATGACAAGAGAACAGGCAATGATGATACAGCAGGGTGGAATGCCTCCACAGGGAATGCCACAACCGCAAGGTGGTCAACCGCCAGGTGGATTGGACATGAACCAGTATTTGATGCAGAAGGTCGAGAATATTAAGAAGAGAATGGGTCAGGGCGACATGGGTGCGTTAAGTAGCGTCACCGCAGCGATGCCTAATCCACAGGCACAAGGAGCGTAATATGGCAAATGGTTATGGTGAAGCTGGGCGTGGTGGTGGAGATCAAGGACCAACAGGTATTGGATATGGTGGCAACGGAGGTTACTCTGGAGGTTACTCTGGTGGAGCAGGTTCTGCGCCATCTACAGGAGGTAATGAAGCACCAGAAAATGGTGGTGGTTTTTTTAGCAAAATAGGTGATGTTGTTAAAAGTTTGGTTTCTGGAACAAATCAGAATACCCAAAAAACTCAAAGGACAATTCCACCTAGCCAGAACTTTTTCCAAAAAAATGCAAACATGAAAGCTCTGCTGGATAAAGGCTACACAATAAGCGATTCAGGAAACGCCCTTTACGCACCTTACAACCCGAACTTAGTGTCAGCTAGAGACAGAGCTGAAAATTTACCTACAGGCATTCCTGAAGAAATTGCATTTCGCAGTACAGCGGCTAGTATTAATCCTGAGACAGGCATGATGTTTAGCGGTGGCGTTAAGGGTGGCGCACTGGATAGGTTAACCAGCTCCATGATGACACCTCAAAGATTTCAACAAAATCAAGACAGGACAGATAAATACGCGGCACAAAGTAGAAACGCATTGAGAAGTCAAAAGGGAAAAGTTGGCTTAACAGCAGAGCAACGTGAAATTAATAGGCAAGAAAGTTTATTTAATTTAGATTTGGATGGTGATGGAAATATATTTACATCAACAGATGATGATGGAGTTGTGTATGGCATGAGTAATAAAGCTATTTATGATCCCAGTTTACCTGAAGCCTATAGAGGTATTCCTAGCCGATACGCAACAGGTTTGCCCACAACAAACGCAGCTACAGGTGCATTGGGTAATGTTTATGGGGGTCAAAAAACATCAGATGACCGAATGCTTGCCAATGAAATAATGAGTTACGTTATGCCTGGGGCTGGTATTGTCAGGGGTGTAAATTACCTAAAAGATAGGTTTGGATCAAAGGCAGAGCCTGAAACAATTGATAGCTCAGGAGCGTTTAGTTCAGTAGTTCCATCTGCAAGGCCGTATGGATCTGACTTTTTAAACCTATCACAATCAGAAAAAAATAAATTTATGAGTGGCACAAACCCATACGCAGAAAAAGTTACAACTATTCCTATAGATGAATATAATCCTCTTGTTGGCTACAGGCCAGACGGAAGTCCTGTCTACGCTCAAGACCCAGATGCATCTCAGTATCAAGGAGTTGGAATGCAATGAACTACAAAGGTAGCAATAAATTCGGAGTATTACCCCGACGCACAGTAATTGCAAACCAGCCACATATGTTGGCATACATTAATCCCCAAGAGGAAATGTTACTCCGTCAACTGGGTGGCACTGGGCAAGCTGGACCTATGGGTGTTCCTGCATACCCTCCAGGTGATGGCGGCTTTTCACCAGATGGCGGTGGCGGTTATGGCGGTGGCGGTGGCTTTGGAGGTTTTGGTGGAAGCGAAGGTCCAGGAGGTTATGAGGGGCCATCTGCTGCTGAAATAGCGAATGCTTTTGCAATTGCAGAAGCTGCCGTTGCTAATGCATCTGTAGATGCAGATTCAGGTATGGGTGCTGCTATTGGGTCTACTGGCGGTGCAAGTGATATAGGGTCAGGTGTTGGTTTTTTAGATGTATCTGACGGTGGTTCTGGGTATGTTGACTCTGGCACTAATGTATCCGCTGGTGTAACTGGAGCTGATTTTGATTTTGGTGCAGGTAGTACAGATGGTGTTGGAACTTCTCCTAGAGAAGTTA